GACGTGGATCTGCTGGAAATCACCATCACCCCGACGCCGGCCTACCCGGACACGTCCGTCGCCCGCCGCTCGCTGGAGGCCTTCCAGCGGCCGCTCCGGCTGTCGCTGGCCCGTCGATACCTGGAGACGCTGTAATGGGCTTCCTGGACCGTCTGAGGGGGCGCCGCGAGCCTGAGAAGCGCAGCACCCCATCCCCCACCCCTTCGAGCTGGGACCTGATGCGCGGCTACGGCGCAGACACTGACGCCGGGGTGGCCGTAGCGCCACATCTGGCCGAGAACCTGTCGGCCGTCTTCGGCGCCGTCCAGGCCATCGCGGAAACCGTCGCCGTCCTGCCCCCGATCGTTTACCGGAAGCTGGAGGACGGCGGCCGCGTCGAGGCCCCGGAACACCCCGTCGCCCGGCTGCTGTCGGGCAACCCGAACGACTGGCAGACGGCCGTTGAATGGCTGGAGCTGATGCAGGCCCATTGCCTGCTGAGGGGCAACGCCTACAGCGAGATCGTCCGCGACGGGCGCGGCCAGCCGGTCAAGCTGATCCCCCTGCACCCCGATTACGTGGCCGTCCTGCGCATCCCTGGGACGGCCCGCGTCGTCTACGACGTGACGGACCCCCTGGGCGGAACCCGCCGGCTGCTGCCGGAAGAGGTCTTCCACCTGAAGGACCGCAGCGACGACGGCATTGTGGGCAAATCCCGCCTGGAGCGGGCGCGCGAGACGTTCTCCACCGCTGCGGCCGTGGAGCGGTTCGCGGGGTCCACCTACCGCAACGGCGCATCCCTCAGTGGGGTGGTGACGCACCCCGAGCAGATCGGCCCGGAGGCGGCCGAGACGCTGCGGCAATCCCTGGAAGCCATCTACAGCGGCCCGACCAAGGCGGGGCGGATTGGGGTGCTGGAAGAGGGCATGACCTGGACGGCCCTGTCGGTGGCGCCGGCCGATGCGCAAATGCTGGAGTCCAGGCGGTTCTCCGTCGAGCAGGTGGCCCGCATGTTCCGCATCCCGCCGCCGGTCCTGGCCGACCTGTCGAACGGCAGCTACAGCAACGTGACCGAGCTGGGCCGCTGGTTCGCAACCCACACCATCACCCCATGGGTTCGCAGGTGGGAGGCGGCCCTGGCCCGCGCCCTGTTCTCCACCGCCGGCCGGCTGGCGTACACCGTCGAGTTCGACATGGACGTCCTGCTGCGCGGCGACATGCTCACCCGGTTCCAGGCCTACCGCATCGCCCGCGAGATCGGGCTGGCGAACGCGAACGAGCTGCGGAAGTGGGAGAACATGAACCCGCGCACCGACCCGGACGCGGAGTCCTTCCTGGCGCCCATGAACATGCAGTCCGAGCAGACCGGCCAGCCGAAGGACCGGGAGCCGAAGCCGATGCAGGAAGGGCGGCCGAATGCCTGACGTGTCGGTGATCCACCTGGAGCCGCGCCCCTTCGGGGGCCGGTGCCTCGCCGTCGCCGGGGTGCGCCTGCTGGGGGCCGGGATCGAGGTCTACGGGGTGCGGGTGATCGAGCAGGACGACGGGCACACCTTCGTCAACCTGCCCTGGGAGAAGACCGACACGGGCGCCCGCCGCCCGGTGGTCCGCCTCCCGGCCGCCCTGGACGCTGAGGTCAAGGCGGCCGTGCTGGAGGCCTACCGGCGGATCGCCGGCTAGATGACCACGACCCCGCCGTAGTACGACGGCCGCAGGTTCTCTTCGTCTTTGATCGCCCGGTCCACGGCTTCAATCTGTTCCTGGAGCCGCTGGACATCGGCGCCCCACAGGCCGCCCTCCCCATTGGCTTCCCGGAGTTCCAGCGCCGTGGACACGATCCGGCGCCGCTCTTCGACCAGGACCGCCCGGAATTTCTCCAACGGCCCGACGTAATCCACCTCTGCCTCGTCCGCCATATCAGCCTCTTTTTCCACTTGCTATCGCGCGATATCACATGATATCTGCTATCAAGGATATCACGGGATATCAGGAAACGCCACATGTCAACCAAGTCACCCCCACGCAATGAGGGCGTGTTCGTCCGCGTCCCGCCAGAGGCGAAGGAGCCTCTGCTGGAGCTGGCGAAGCTGCTGCGCGACGACACGAAGATCCTCCCCCGCCTGCGGTCCTTCGTCCGCGAGCAGGCCGACCCGTCCGCCGGGTCCGCCACCCTGACCATGCGCGTTGAGCGCCTGGAAGCGGATATGCAGGTGTTGAGAGATCGGGTTGTAGGCGGCATCCCACTGCCCACCCCGCGCCAGCCCGCGCCGGCCGTCGAGGACCAGGGCGACGGGCAAGGCGACATCGAGGACCTGCTGGGCACCCGCCCCCACCCCGCGCCGCAACCCGCCGTGAACCCCGAGTGGTACAACGGGAAGGAGGGCCGCGCCCGGCGGCTGTCCGAAGCGGGCCTTGCTGAGCTGGATCGCCATATTCTCGCCGGTCACACAAACACCGAGATCGCCAAGGCGATGGGGTGCGCCACCTTCACGGTGGAGAACCGGCGGAAAGCTAAGGGCCGTCAATCTGTTACGGCCCTTCCTTCACAACCCACTGAGGAACCCTCAGAGGGTTGATGAGCGCCCATGGCGGGGTGCTGGTAACACCCCACCACGGGCTGACCACCAACCGACTGTCCTAGGAGTCGATCAATGGCTAAGTCCCACGATACCACGAGTCTGCCCATTTCCCGCCGCCGTCTTCTGGCGGGAGCTGGTTCCATCGCTGCGGCCGGCACCGTCACCGTGACCGCTGCGAGCGCCATGGCCAAGCCCGACGCCGACGCCCCCCTCTTCGACCTGTGCCGCCGCTGGCGGGAGATGGAGCCGGTTATCACCCGGCTGAGCGACGAGCACGAGGAATTGCACCGCCTGTTGCCGTCCAGGCATTGGACCCCGGAAGAGCTAAAGGCGCACCGCATCGACGGGAAGAAGGACGAGCCGCGCTTCGTGTCTCTGGCGGACATCGAGAAGAACGACCGCTGGGACTCGCCCACATTCCCGAAGAACGAATATGACACGCAGGACGACGGCACGACGCTGGTGCCGACCATCACCACCCGCCGCCGTACGGCGACCGAAGAGGAAATTGAGGCGTGGCGGGGCCGCTGCGCTGCACGCCGCGCGCTCTACGACGCGAAGGTGACGGCCCGAGATGAGGCGTACCGTACGAGCGGCACCGAAGCCGCCGAGCAGCGCCTGGAGGACGCCTATACCGAACGCGACCGGCTATGGGACGAGATCAAGGCCTATCGGCCGCTCACCGTGGCTGGGGTGCTGGAGAAGATGCGGCTGTTCCGGGAGTGCGACGAGAGCTTCGAGGGAGAGCCTGACACGATGAATTGGACGGCAACCCTGTTCCTGGCCGCCCTGGATGACCTGGGGCGCCTGACCGCATCGGCATAGTCCACGCTACGGGTTGACTCGCGGGGTGCTGTCCGGGTTCCATGGCTCGCCATGCCTCCCAAGACCAGCACCCCGCCTCTGCGCAAGGACACCCGGCCGACGCTCACCATCAAGGGCGAGCAGTTCACGGCCGAGTTCCGCACGCTCATCAACAAGGCGGCCGAGCGCAGCGGCCAGACACAGGCGCAGTGGGTCTATGACACGCTCCAGGCGGCCGCCGTCCGCACCATCAAGGGCGAGGCGGACCCCACGGCGCAACCCCCGGCCAAAGACGATGCGGCCCTGCGCGAGATCGAGGAACGGCGCCAAGCCGACCGGCGGGAGCTGGAGGCGAAACTGGACGCCTTGGCCGATCAGGTGAAGGCCCTGACAGAGAGCCAAAGGCGGGGCTTCCTGTCCCGCATCTTCGGGCGCTGAGGCGCCCTCCCCCCATCATCTGGTGCGTGCGTATGGGTGTCGTTTGCGGCGCGGTTCCGCTTGCGCTAACCTTTGGCCCGAAAAGACGAAGCCCCCGGCGCTGGAACGCCGAGGGCTTGGTGAAACAGGTATGGCGTGGGGCCTGCCTGCGATTGCGAGGACGGATGATAGAGATCATACCGAGGAAAGGCAAGGCCCCGCGACCCAGCCACCCCAATGGAGCTGGTAGGAATGGGAGCCTTCGCTGAATACCAACCCCTCTATGCCGATCATCACGTCATCACCTTCCCGTGTGACGACGCCACGAAGAAACCGTCTGTCGCGCGGCCGCAGCGAGTCGGCCCCGGCGGATCGCGCCAGCTCGTTCTCCGGTTCCCGGCAAACGACGCCCTGGGGTTCTGGGCCGGCGCGCGGAATGGCGTGACCGTGCTGGACGTGGACGTTCCTGACGAGCGGGTGCTGGCCGACCGGCTGAGCCGTCACGGCGAGACGCCGCTGATCGTCCGTTCCCCGTCCGGGAAGTTCCACGCCTACTACCGGCACAACGGCGAGCGCCGGGTGATCCGCGACGGCGGCGCCCCGGTGGACATCCTGGGGGCCGGGCTGGTGATCGCCCCGCCGTCCAATGTCGAACGCGGCTGCTACCAGATCATCCGGGGCGGGCTGGACGACCTGGACCGCCTGCCCGTCATGCGGGGCCTGGGAGCGGACCATTACGACCGCCCGGTGGAGGCGCCTGCGAAGCTGCTGTCCGACCGCTTCAAGGATCTTCGGAAGCCCTGGGGCGAGATGCGGGACGGCGACGGGCGAAACCCCGCCCTGCAACGCTACGTCATGCGCGCCGCTCGATCCGTCGATAGCCTGGACGACCTGCTAGACGACGCCCGGACGCGGAGCGAAGAGTTCGCGGAACCACTGCCGGACGGCGAGATCGTCCGCATGGTTCGGTGGGCCTGGGAGAAGACGCTGGAGGGGAAAAACCTCTTCGGCCGGGGGCAGTCGGTCATCCTGGAGCACGCGGCCGTGGACGCCCTCGCAGCGAGCGACCCCGACGCCTTCGCCATGCTCGCCATTCTCCGCCGACACCATGAAGGCATCCGGGACGAGTTCGTTCTGGCGCAGGCGGCGGGCGAGGCCTGGGGCTGGGACGGCCGCCGGTTCAAACGGGCGCGGACGAAGCTGGAAGAGCTGGGGCACATCCGCTGCATTCACCCCGGCGGACGCGGCCGGAAGGACCCCCCGGTCTATGGCTGGGGAAAGGGGTACAAAAATGTACCCCAATACTAACTAACACCTCCCCCATGGCTGAGGGGGCGGGCTGAGGCCCCCTCAGCGTCCCCTCGAAGGCCAGCCCCGGCGGCCCCATCCATCCATCATCCGAATAAGGCGGCGGCGGCGGGCTGGACCCGCCCGAAGGGTGGGCCTTCCTGACCGGCTTGGGCTGGCCTGATATCGGCCGCTTGCCAGTATTCGACCGCCATTCAGACGAAGAGAAACGAAAGCACCGCCGCGCGGCGATTTGCTATCACGCGATATCAGGCCGATATCATCTTCCAGCAACTTGGTTCCGAATTTCCATAAAGGACCTTCTGTGATCCTGGGGCCGCCGCCGGCCGCCTCTCGGACCAGCTTGAGGGGGCAAGGCCGCCGCCTCCCTGACCGACGTGCGGGCCGCGTGCTGAGGGGAGGTGTAGTTTAGTATTGGGGTACAAAAACGTCCCCCTTATCGCCTGCGGCCCCTTGCTCGCCCTTCTGATATCTCCGATATCGGATGATTGCGCACTTGCTAAGCAAATGGTAGGATTGCCCACCATCTGAGCAGCGAGGGGCACCATGGGTATCAAGGTCATCACCGCGCCGGCCGCTGAGCCTGTGTCGCTGGACGACATGAAGGCGCACCTGCGGGTGGACCACGACATCGAGGACGCGCTGATCGGCTCCATGATCGCGGCGGCCCGCGAGCTGGTGGAGACGACGACCGGCCGGTCCCTCGTGACGCGCACGCTGGAGCTGGTGCTGGATCGCTTCCCCGGCGGCCCCATCGCCTTGCCCCGTGCCCCGCTCCAAGCCGTGTCCAGCCTGATCTACCGCGACCCGGACGGCGTGGCGCAGACCATGGACCCGGCCGCCTTCCTCGTGGACGAGATAGACGGCTGTGTCGCGGCCCTGCGCTACCCCTGGCCGTCCACGGCCGCCCGCTTCGACGCGGTGCGGGTCCGCTACGTCGCCGGCTACGGTGACGCGGCCGCTGTGCCCGAGACGTTCAAGCAGGCCATGCGGCTGCTGGTGGCCCACTGGTACGGGCAGCGCGAGGCCGTGGTGATCGGCGCCGGGGTCCGGGAAGTCCCGTTCGGGGTCCAGCGTCTTCTCAATCAGGTGAAGCTCTGGAGGGCCGTGTAATGCCGTCCGTCCTGCGCCCGCCCCGCCTGGGGCAGATGCGAACCGCCGTCACCCTCTATTCGAGCATCTGGCAGGCCAGCCCATCCCCGGGGAAGTTCATCAACACCCCGAAGGGCACCGTCATGGCGTTCGTGGAGACGCTGGATTGGGCGCAGTTCAACACAGTCGGGCTGTCCGGGCAGAAGATCACGCATCGGATCTGGATGCTCCGATGGACGGGCGAGCAGATCAACCTATCAACCTGGAAGGTGTGCGAAGGGAAGATGACGGCGACGAATGGGGTGCAGCCTGGAAAGCGGAGCTGGACGCTGAAGAACATCGTCCACGGCGATACGCAATACCCGGACTGCACGCTGCTGGAGGTGCTGCTGTATTGAGCAGGATCTACGACACAGCCCGATGGAAGCGGGTCCGCGCCCGCCAGCTCGCACGAGAGCCGCTGTGCCGTGCCTGTCGCGCCCTGGGGCACACGGTCGAGGCCGAGCATGTGGACCATCGGAAGGCCATCGAGGACGGCGGCGCCCCCTTCGACCCGGCCAACCTTCAGTCCCTCTGCCACACCCACCACTCGCTGAAGACCAACGCCGTGGAGAAGCGCGGGCTGAGCCTGGAGGAATGGGAGCGGCGCGGGTGCTTCTCGGACGGATCGCCGCGCGACCCGCAGCACCCTTGGTACAGCGGCCCGCCGGCTGGCGAGGCCTGACCGACCGGGGGGCGTTCGATCACAGGGCAGGTGGGGGCGACCACCGATGCGGAGTCTTTTCCAGAGTTAGTTTCGATAGCAGGCGATAGCGGGGATAGCGCAAGTGGGCCTTCGAGGACCTGGGGCAAAACCGAAGCGGGCGGCGACGGCGAAGAAGAAGCCGGCGCGCGGGAAGGCCCTGCCCTGGGAAAAGCCCGGCCTGTCGCGCGTCGAGCAGGTGGTGGCGTTCCTGGAGGACCTGGAGGTCACGAGCGGGATGCACGCCGGCCAGAAGTTCCGCCTGCGGCCCTGGCAACGGGAGATCATCGAAGGCATCTACGGCCCGTCCACCGACGACGGCCGCCGCCGGGTGCGGCAAGGGCTGCTGTCGGTGCCGAGGAAGAACGGCAAATCCGCCCTCGTGGCTGGGCTGGCCGCCTGCCACCTCTGCGGCCCCATGGTCGAGCAGCGCGGCCAGATCGTCAGCGCGGCCGCCGACCGGACTCAGGCCGCCATCATCTACGCCGAGATGCAGGCCATGATTGAACGGCACCCGGCGCTGAACGAGCGGGTGACGTTCAAGGACTTCCACAAGGAAGCCATGGACATTCCGAGCGGGTCCACCTATCGCGCCCTGTCGTCTGACGCTCGCAAGGCCCACGGCCTGAATATCAGCTTCGCCGTCTGTGACGAGGCGGCCCAATGGCGCGGCCGTGACCTGTTCGACAACATTTCCACCTCTGTGGGCGCCCGCGCCGAGCCGCTTATCATCACTATCAGCACCCGCAGCGCCGACCCGAATAGCTTCCTGGAAGAGCTGGTCCGCTACCACGAGAACATGCGGGACGGCGTGCTGCCCCCGGACCCGGCCTTCTACGGCTGCGTCTACAGCGCCCCCATGGACGCCGACCCCTGGGACCCCGCCGTCTGGCAGGCCTGCAACCCGGCCTTGGGCGACTTCCGGTCCCTGGAAGAGTTCGAGACGGCCGCCGAGCAGGCCCGCCGCATCCCGGCGCGGGAACCGGCCTTCCGGCTGCTGTATCTCAACCAGCCCTGCGACACGGCCGCCCGGTTCATCAACCGCGCCGACTGGCAGGCCTGCGCCGGCACCGTGGACGCCACGGCCCTGCGCGGCCGCCGCTGCGTCCTGGGCCTGGACCTGTCCGAGACGACGGACCTGACCGCCTGCACCGCCTACTTCCCCGACACGGGCGACGTGCTGGCGTGGTTCTGGTGCCCGGAGGACGGCCTGGAGGAAGCCGAGCGGCGCGACCAAGTGCCCTACCGGCTGTGGGCGCGGCAGGGGTTCATCACGCCCACGCCCGGCCGCAGCGTGAACCACGACTACGTTGTCCACACCCTGGGCGAGATCGCCGCGTCCTACCGCGTCGAGGGCTGCGCCTTCGACCGCTGGCACACGAAGCAACTGCGCCGGAAGCTGGACGACGACGGCGTGAAGCTGGAGCTGAAGGATTGGGGGCAGGGCTTCAAGGACATGTCGCCGGCCCTGTCCGCCCTGGAACGCGCCGTCCTGGAGCGCCGGCTACGCCACCCCTCGCACCCGGTCCTGGACTGGTGTGTCGGCAACGCCGTGGTGGTGTCCGATCCGGCCGCGAACCGGAAAATCGACAAGCCCAAAGCTATCGGCCGCGTGGACGGCTGTGTCGCCCTCGCCATGGCCCTAGGGCTGGCGGCCGCCGAGCCGCCGAAGCGCCAGTCCGTGTATCGGACGCGCGGCGTGCTTACTGTGGGCGCCTGATATCTCCGATATCGGATGATTGCAAGCGCCTAGCAACTGTGCGATATTCGTGTCTGCTGATCCTTTGAGCAACGGCGGCCGGGCCGCCCTACAGGAGACACAGACACATGCCGAAGCTGCATGAGCTTCAGGAGGCCCGCTCGCAGGCCGTGACCGAGATGCGGACCCTGACCACCAAGGCCGAAGCCGAGAAGCGCGACCTGAACGAGCAGGAGGACGCCCGCTTCAAGGAGCTGCGGAGCAAGGTCGAGACGCTGGACAAGCAGATCGAGCGCGCCCGCTTCCTAGCCGACGAAGAGCGCGCGGCGCCGGCCGTCCTGCACCACGGCCGCGGCGACGGCAACTTCGAGGAGCGCGCCCGCGGCTTCCAGCTCACCCGCGCCATTGCCGCCCGGCTGGGCGCGAGCGTGGACGACGGCTTCGAGCGGGAAATGTCGCAGGAGGTGGCCCGCCGCACCGGCCGCACCTTCGAGGGCATCGCCGTCCCGGACCAGTATTTCGAGGCCCGCACCGTCACCGCCGCCACGCAGGCCGCCGACCTGATCCCCAACGTCCACCGCTCGGACCTGTACATCGACCGCCTGCGCGCGTCCCTGCTGACCGGCCGCATGGGCGCCACGGTGCTGGACAACCTCGTCGGTGACGTGGACATCCCGAAGGCGAAGACCGGCGCGTCCGCCTATTGGGTGGCCGAGGACGGCACCGTCACCGAGAGCACCCCGGACTTCCAGGACGTGAACCTGCGTCCGAAGACCGTGGGCGCCATCACCAGTTTCACCCGCCGCACGATCCTGAACGCGGTTCCGGCCATCGAGGGCATTCTGCGCAACGAGCTGGCGCAGACCATCGCGTCCGCCATCGACTATCAGGCCATCATGGGCGACGGCACGGGCAACACCCCGACCGGCATCGTCAACACCAGCGGCGTGGCCGACGTGGACATGAGCGCCGGCCCGACCTGGGCGAAGGTCCTGGAGCACATCGCCAACGTCCAGGCCGCGAGCGCCGACCTGGGCACCATGGGCTGGGCGGCCGACCCCTTCGCCGTGAAGAAGATGCGGTCCACGCTGCGGGACGCCGGGATCGCCGGCTACATCATGGAGGCGGCGAACGCCCTCGCCGGCTACTCGCTGATGACTTCGGCCGCTCTGCCGGGCGACGGCAAGGACCCCGCCGGCACCCCCGCCGGCATCCCGTCCACGCTGGTGTTCGGTGACTGGTCAAACCTGCTGATCGGCTATTGGTCCGGGGTGGACATCCTCGTCAACCCGTACGAGGGCACCGCCTACAGCAAGGGCCGGGTGCTTATCCGCGCCATGCGTGACGTGGACGTGGCCGTCCGCCACGCCGAGGCCTTCAGCAAGTCCACCGACCTGAAGGCGGCGTGATGGAGCGCCGGGCGGCCCTGGAGCTGCGGGCGACCGGGGGGAAGGCATCCCCCCGCCTCGCCGGTTACGCAGCGGTCTTCAACGCCCCTTCGGAGGACCTGGGGGGCTTCGTGGAGTTCGTCCGCCCCGGCGCGTTCACTCGCTCCCTGGCGAGCAACCGGGCGGACCCCCTCGCCCTCGTCCACCACATGCCGCACCTCGTCCTGGGCCGGCGCAGCGCCGGTACGCTGCGGCTGTCCGAGGACTCCAAGGGGCTGGCGTTCGAGGTCGATCTACCCGACACGCAGGCGGCCCACGACCTGGCCGTCTCTGTCGGGCGCGGCGACATCACGGGTTGCTCGTTCGCCTTCCGGGCGGCCCCCGGCGGCGACCGCTGGGAGATGCGCGGCGACCAGATCGTCCGCGAGCTGCTGGACGTGGATCTGCTGGAAATCACCATCACCCCGACGCCGGCCTACCCGGACACGTCCGTCGCCCGCCGCTCGCTGGAGGCCTTCCAGCGGCCGCTCCGGCTGTCGCTGGCCCGTCGATACCTGGAGACGCTGTAATGGGCT